AGCCGATCGAGCTCGGCGGCGGCAATATGCAGGAGTCGCAGTTTCTGGAAACCCGCCGCTTCGCCGTCGAGGAAATCTGCCGCATCTACGGCGTGCCGCCGCATCTCGTGGGCGACCTGACGCGGTCATCGTTCTCCAATATCGAGCAGCAGTCGCTCGACTTCGTGACGAACGGGCTGATGCCGTGGCTGCGTCGCATCGAGCTTGCGGTCGGTCGCGACCTCATCACCGACGACACGCTCTTCGCGGAGTTCGACACGCGCGGCTCGCTGCGGGCTGACGCTGCGGGGCGTGGTGCCTACTACAACACGCTCTGGAACCTCGGCGTTCTGAGCGTCAACGAGATCCGGGCGCTTGAGAACCTCAACCCCGTCGAAGGCGGCGACGTGCGATTCGTGCAGTTGAACATGACGACGCTCGACAAGGCTGCGGCCGAGCCCGAGCCGACGCCGGTCGTCGAGGAGATCGTCGTCGAGGAGCCGGTGACCGACGCCGCGTCACCGACAACCGAGCCCGCACCGGACGCCACGCCCCAGGTCGCCGAGGTCTCGCTCAACGGTGCCCAGATCACTGGGCTCATCGCGATCGTGCAGTCGATCTCCGATGGTCTCTTCACCCGCGAGGGTGCGGCGGCGATGATCGCCGCGTCGTTCCCGAGCATCCCGCCCGCACAGATCGACGCGATCCTCGCAGGGGTGGTCGAGCGTCAACCGGCAGTAGCAGCGGATGCGCAGCCGCAGCAAGTGCCGGTGGTCGAAGACGCCCCCGCGAGGTCGCTCGAAGAGCGTGCCGAGCCCGGCACCGTCGCCGAAGGCGACTTCGTCTCGTGGGGCTCGTCTGGCGGGCGAGCTCGCGGACGCATCGACCACGTCATGGACTACGGGCGGCTCGACGTGCCCGGCGCTGACTTCGCGATCGACGCGACCGAGGACGACCCGGCGGCGCTCATCACGGTGTACGAGGAAGTCAGCGGCGGGTGGCGGGCGACCGAGACGCAGGTCGGACACAAGGTCTTGACGCTCACGAAGATCGACGCGCTGCCCGAGCCGCCGCCTGCGGAGGAGCCACGGGCGAAGCCACGGAGGCGGAAGCGTGGCGGCTAGGTACGACCACATCGACTTCACGCCCCCGGCTGGCGTGCGTGAAGAGGCTGCGAAGGGTCTCGCGTGGCGAAGCGAATACGGCCGAGGCGGCACGGCAGTCGGCGTTTCCCGAGCACGCGACCTGAGCAACGGCACGAACATTTCACCGGATACGGCGAAGCGGATGGCTTCGTACTTCGCCCGGCACGAGGTGGACAAGCAGGGCCAAGGGTGGAGCCCCGGCGAGGACGGGTTTCCGAGCGCGGGCCGGATCGCGTGGGCTCTCTGGGGTGGCGATCCGGGGCAGGCGTGGGCGAGCAAGTTGACGCGGCAGATCGAGGCAGCGGACGAGAACGACAGGAGCACGACGATGAACATCGAGCGACGTTCCCTCGCGATTGACGAGGTCGAGTCGGCGGTCCCGCTGCTCGCGGTTGAGAGCCGCAGCGAGGACGACGGCAGCGAGCGCGAGTACATCGTCGGTTACGCCGCGAAGTTCGGCGTGTTGAGTCTCGACCTGGGCGACTTCGTCGAGCGGATCGACCCTGGTGCGTTCGGTATCGTCGCCGAGCGTCGCGGGCGTCGGAAGCCGCTGGAGACTCGCGCCCTTTGGAACCACGACGCGAACTACCCGCTCGCGAGGTATCCCGGCACGTTGTCGCTCAATGTGGACGAGGTCGGGCTGCGGTACGAGTTCCCGGTGCCTGACACGACGTACGGGCGGGACATCGCTGCGAACATCCGTGCGGGGATCGTGCGTGGCTCGTCGTTCTCGTTCACCGTGCCGAGCGGCGGCGACTCGTGGGCTGTCGAGGAAGGTCGCAGCGTCAGGACGATTCAGCGCATCGACTCGTTGCTGGATGTTTCCCCAACGACCTTTCCCGCGTACCCCGACACCGACGTGAAAGTTGCCCAGCGGTCCTACGATGCGTTCGTTCGGCAGCGTGACGCCGAGGCTCATCGCCGCATGGCTGCGGCGGCCCGTGCCCGAGAACTCCGCGAGTACCTGACCCAGCATGGCCGCTAAGTCCGGCGACACGTGCGAGCGGTGCAAAGCCGCTCGCCTCAACGTCGCGTCGAGTCAGGCACGAGGCGAGTATCAGACTCGCTACCTGCGCTGCCCCCGCTGCGGGCACACCGACAAGCACGTCGTGCATTCCGAGCACGTGCGTCGTCGGGCCTTTACTGGTTAGTAAAAGACCCTCGCGTCTAACTGCAAGGGTGCCGGTCTGGCTCCGTAGGTTCGTGGATAGGTGGCGTGAGCGTCACCGCATCCCGACCAAGGAGTCACGCTCGTGGACAAGATCAAGGCACTGCTCGACGAACTCGCCGCTGTCGTCGCCGAGATGGAAGCGATGAGCGAGACCCCGGCCGAGGACGGCGCTGAGCCGATGACCGAGGAGCAGGAGGCTTCGCTCCGCTCGCTCGAAACCCGTGCCGACAAGCTCCGCGAGCAGATCGAGTTCCTGCAGCGCGTGCAGGCGAAGGAGCTCGAACTGCGTGCCGTTCTGGAGCGTGGTGCCCCTGCCAAGGCGGTCGAGAAGGCTGCCGTCACCGAGGAGAGCCCCGTGGAGAAGCGAACCGTCCCCGCGATCCCCGTGTCGCACGGCCCGCTCAAGGCGTTCCGTAGCGCCGAGTCGGCGTACCGCGCTGGCATGCACCTGAGGGGCTATGTGTTCGGCGACGCCGAGGCTCGTCGGTGGTGCGTCGATCACGGCGTCGAGAGCCGCGCCCAGGCGGGCGGCGTCAACTCGCTCGGCGGTGTCCTGACTAGCCCCGAACTTGCCCAAGAGCTCGTGAGATTGGTCGAGGAATTTGGGGTGTATCCCCAGTTCGCTCGTCGCGTGCCGATGTCGAGCGACACCCTCAACATCGCCCGTCGCACCGGTGGGCTCGCTGCTCGGCCGGTCGGCGAGAACGCCGAGGTGCTCGCGAGCGACGTGACGTTCGACAACATCGAGCTCGTGGCGAAAATCTGGGGCGTCGCAAATAGGCTTCCTAACTCGCTGCTCGAAGACTCCGTCATCGATCTCGCCGATCTAATGGCCGTGGAAACGGCACAAGCGTTCGCCGAGGCGGTGGACAACGCGGGCTTCGTCGGAGATGGCACCAGCACCTACCACGGTGTGCAGGGCATCACGAAGAAGATCCTCGAATCGAAGCACTCGGCGTCGGTCGTCAGCACGACCGCTGGCACCGAGGACACCTACGGCGAGCTCACGATGAAAAACTTCACCGACATGGTCGCGAAGTTGCCCATCTACGCCCGCCGGAATGCTCGGTTTTTCATCTCGCCCGCTGGCTGGGGCTCGGCGATGCTGCGGCTCGCGATGCTGCCCGGTGGTGCCTCTGGCCCCGGCGGAAACAGCACGAGCGACGTGGCCGCTGGATTCGGCGAGCGGTTCCTCGGCTACCCGGTGACGCTGGTTCACTCGATGCACTCCTCGCTCGATGATTCGAGCGGCGAGGTGGCCTGCCTGTTCGGCGACCTCTCGCAGGCCGCCGTCTACGGCGAGCGTCGGGCGATCCAGATCCGCACGGCGTCCGAGCGCTACGTCGAATACGACCAGGTTCTTACGTTCGCCACGACCCGCAACGCGATCGTCGTGCATGACGTGGGCTCGACCACGAAGGCTGGCCCGGTCGTGGCTCTCAAGTTCGGCTGATCCGACTGACTGACTCTCAACCCTCCGAGGAGATCTGAACAGTGAACCATCTCGAAGCCACGAAGTCTGTCGTCGGCCACACCGAGAACCTGACGGCGGCGCAGACCCACACGCTCGTCATCGACCGTCTCGGCTACGAGTACGTGTCGCTCGACGTGGGGCAGGAGCCGTGGACGAACGCTGGCTACACGAGCCAGGCGGCGTTCACGGTGCTGAAGCTCAGCGAGTCGGACGACAACTCGTCCTACTCCGACGTGACGGCGTTCGTCGGTGGCGGCACCGGCGGCTTCACCATCCCGACACCGACCGCCACCGCTGGTGACGTGGTCGTGCGGATGGACGTGGATTGCCGTGGGAAAAAGCGGTACTTGAAGCTCACCGCCACGCCGTACACGACCGGCACCGTCTACACGGTCGCCCGGCTCGGCAAGGGCGTCGATGGTCCGGTCAGCGCCTCGTCGAAGAACGTCAACGCCACGATCAGCGGCTGATCCGGCTTGACAGCACCGACACAGTGAGCGGCGGGTGGCGACGAGCCGCCCGCCGTTTCGCTTTGGAGGCTCTAGCGTGATCGTGCAGGTCGGCGATACGTCGGTCGAGGTGCGTGCCGAGGCGGTGCTGTCGGCTCCCCGTTTCGGGCCGCTCACGAACGTGTTCGCGTTCATCGAGTCGCTCATGCCGCTGCACATCCGCCCGACGCTCGGGCAGGGTGCCTACTGGTCGATGGCCCTCACCAGGATGCTTGAGATGTTCTCGGACAAGACCGAGTACATCATCACGCTCGACTACGACACGTTCGTTACGCAGTCCGATGTCGAGCGGCTCTTCGCCTTGGCGATGACGTGCCAATGCGACGCCCTCGCCCCGATCCAGGCGAAACGCGAGGACGGGCGGCCGATGCTCACGCTCCTCGACACGATGGACGACCCGCCCGCCGACGGCAAAACCGAACTCCCGCTGTCGTGGTTTGCCGAGCCGGTGCAGCAGGTCGATACGGCGCACTTCGGTTGCACGGTGATCAGCACCAGGGCACTGCGGCGCACCCTCAAGCCGTGGTTCCACTCAAAGCCCGACACCGAGGGCGGCTGGGGCGACGGGCGGATTGACGACGATCTCTGGTTTTGGCGTCAGTTCAAGGCGAGCGGCAACCGCCTCTTCATCACGCCACGCGTCGTGATCGGTCACGGCGAGTACGTGATCTCGTGGCCGAGTAAGGATTTCTCGGGCCCGGTGTTCCAGCACACGACGAACTGGCAGCGGACGAAGAAGCCGCCCGAAACTGCATGGAGGGTCGGAGAATGACGACAATCAGAGTGCGGATGCTGCGTGCCTACGGTGCCTACAAGGCGGGCGAGCTCGTCGAGGTGGACGAGTCCTTCGCCGCGAGGCTCTTCGCGTGGGGCTACGCGAAACGGGAGACGCAGCAATCGCTGATCGAGACGGCAGCAGTGGAACCGGTCGCGGAGCGGGCAGACGTGACGCCACGACGCAGGGGGCGACGGCATGAATGACGGCAAGCGATATCGCAGCCTAAAGGTGCAGACGCAGCCGGTGGTCGAACCGGTCAGCGTCGCTGACGCCAAGGCTCATCTGCGGATCGACCACAACAGCGACGATTCCTATGTCGCTGCTCTCGTGTCGGCAGCGCGTGAATATTGCGAGGTCTACATGGACGAGACGCTCGTGGACACGCAGTACGTGATGCGGCTCGATGCGTTTCCGGCGGTAATCGAACTCCCCCGCCCGCCGATGTCGCAGACCACCGGACGCACGGCGGTCTCGATCGTCTACACCGCGAGCGAGGCTGGCAACACGGCGACGCTCTCGACGACCGAGTACCGCGTCGATCGCGACTCGAAGCCCGGCACGCTGCGGACGCTCTACGCCGGATCGTGGCCGAGCCATCTGCTCGACTACGGCAGCGTCACGGTCACGTGGTGGGGCGGGCGTGGCGACGACGGCAGCAAGGTTTCGCCCCGCGTCAAGGCGGCAATCCTCATGCTCGTCGGGCAGTGGTACGAGCGCCGCATGGCGGCAGATGCCGTATCGCTTTCCGAGATGCCGTTCGGGGTGAAGGCGTTGCTCGACTCTGTGAAGTGGGGCAGCTACACGTGATCGATCCGGGCAAACTCCGCGAGCGAGTGACGGTGCAGATCGCCACCGGGGCGACGAACGCCATCGGCGAGACGGTGCTGACGTGGAGCGACTC